CTACAAAGGTCTAAATCAGACCACACACCCGGTAAATGCCGGGAAAAGCGAGACTGGGCCTAAGCGACCCAGTCCCAACCCTCGGGCCAAGTTACTACTTGGCCCACCTTGGAGGATACCTTTCGAAGAAAGCCACGTTTTGGCTCTTTTCCCCTAGTAAATAGGGGATCATCGACGGATATCCCTCCTGCCAGTGCGCATAGTAGCCTACCGATAGTTTTTCTATCGGCGAAAACAGGCTTGAAAACTCTATAACGCACTTGATAGCCTTCTATCTGAGACTGAAGACGCCGGGGATTACACTCAGAAAATGAGCAAATAATACCCGTATCGCCAAAAGTTTCAGGAACCATACACGCTCGCCACTGCTGAGGACAGCTCTGTTTAAGAGTCAACCAAAGTGGTTTAAAGCGGGCATCACAATACAAACCATATCCGCGCCGGTTGGCGTAGATACGGAGAGCATTTGTGATTTGGACCTGATAAGGCAAGAAACGATTTCCTGTTTTTTGTCTTCTCAGATAGAACGGTCTAACGGGCTGACCTTTGAAAAAGTCAGCCCCGCAAGATTCAAAAAAGTTTCCAGCCAGGAAACTCTTTTGTCGGTTCACACTAAAGCCCAAGGCCTCTAGTGTTCCTATCACCTTATCAGCATACTTACGGGGACATATTATGTCATCCCCGAATACGCTAGTAAGATGTTGGTCAGTTAACGGTACTACAGCAAGCACGGCAGCCCTAAAGATAAGGGTTTCGAGCTCAAATGTATAGCCATTACCCATGGAGGAAAATTTCTCTAGGGGTATAAGCTTACCGTCAACTGAAGTGGTACTGCTTCTTGCGAGTTGCAATAAGTGGTACCAGTCATCGGGCAGTAAGAACTTAACTGCTTCGATAGACAGAGTATCAGATGCTTTGGAAAGGTCTATAGTAGACAGTTCCTCAGCATATGCCCTTTGGGCAAGATCCTGATTCCTCTCCCAACTAACACCACCCTTATAACGTTCAAGACCAATCAAGGTTGAGACGTTACGGGGTGATTTTAGATAGGTACCCAAACGCTTAAGCCTATCACGGATATATGTACCAA